TCCAGTACTCAGTACCAGCAGCAGCAGATTCGATCAACATATCAAGAATTTCTAAATCAATTTCTAATGAGATATACTCACTCATAATTGAAGTTAATTCAGCTTCAGCATCCAAAGAATGGTAAGCGTTAAGATCTTGAGCAAACTCAGGAGTCCAAACAGCTTTCAATTTACGAGTCTTAGCAACAATTGCTTCCGACTGCATTTGAATATTGATTTCTGGAATTGAAATTGGAGTGTTGTCAGCATTTAATTCGTTATTACCATCTTCAAAATCACCTCTTTGAGCGTCATTTGTTTGTAGTAAATACTCAACTTTTAATGCACCTGTTTCAACAACATCAGAACCTACGAAGAACTCAAGATCTGTACCGTTAGTCGCAATTTTTGTAAATTGTGGGTATTGAGTAGCACTTGCTGGTAATTCAGCAGCTGAACCTGATAGATAGAAACCTCTTACAGCTCTAGTATCATAATTAGGTAATGATGTTAATGGAATAGTTAATTTTACAATCTGACCTGAAGCACCTGCAACATAAGATTGAGATACTGAAGAATCAGCATTCAAATCACTATACCAATCAACAGAACCAGAAGCTACTGCATAAGCAGCAGACTGAGTGTTGTTAATTGAATATCCAAATCTACCAGCACCATAAAGACCACCTGTAGCACCATTACCAAATGGTAAGTTACCATCAACATCGCCATAAAGTGATCCACCTTGTGCGAATGGTTGTTTAGCAGTTCCGTATTGGAAATCTAAATAAAATACTAGACCAGAAGGTAAATTCATTGGTTGAACCGAAACGAATTCTTTCGCTGCGATTTGACCGAATACCTTTCTTACTAGTGGTAAAGCTACACCTGCCCATTGTGCTCCTGTTCCAGGAGTAAATGTACCTGCTCCAGGAAGTGGACCACCGGTATTGCTTTCTTCCATAACTAATTGCTTAGCTTGGTTTTCTAGGATCATAGACATATTGTTTTTCTCAGTTTCGTTACCGACACCTTCTAACAAACCTGTCTTGTCCCATTTGTTGGCTAATCTTGCAGCATCACTTTGTAGTGATTTGTAAGGATTAGCGCTTTCTAAAAGAGAATTTAATTGACTCATTTTTTTTTACGTTTTTTGATTAATTTTTAATTTAAGTTTTTGAATTAGATTATTCCAGCTAATTTCTTAAAGCGAGCGACCATTTCATCAGATTCAACAATAGGTTGTTTTTTAGTTGTTTTTGGAGCTGATAAGTTTGAAGCACTACCTTTTGGTCTAACGCTTTCGCTAATAGATTTATTTGTAGTTTTTAATTTGATACTACCTTCGATAGTTTCAAATACAAGTTTTACTTCTTTAACTGTTTCAGCTCTATCAAAAGCACCTAATACTTTTACTTTTTGAGATTCTGATAAATTCTTGCCACGGAACACTTTGTTTGTGTAAAGTAACTTAGCATTTAATAAATTGATTTCATTTAATTCAGATTTTAAAGTTGCAATTGTTTCCAATGCTTCTTCTAAATCTTTTTTACTTTCATCCATTTCATCTTTTGCTTCGTCCATTTCTTCTTTACCTTCATCAATGTCTTCTTTAGCTTCAGCTACATCCACAGAAGTCATTTCATCGTCTTCTACTTCAATTTCACCGTCTACGTCAACATTAACATCAACATCATCTTCGAATGATTCACCGGCTTCAATTTCACCTGCACTAACCATATCTTCGATTACATCTTCGATAAATTTCTTAAGATCTTCTTCAGACATATCTTCAAGATCGATTTCTTCGTCCTCGTCTTCCATGTCTTCTTTCTCGTCTTCTTCACCGTCTAAGTAGCCTTCTTCTTCAGCATCAGTACGTTCGTCCTCTTTCAAGTCCTCTTTTTCGTCCTTCATACCGTCTTTGTAGCCTTCTTCTTCAGCGTCTGTACGAGCATTTTCTTTAAGATCTTCATCTTTTTCTAATTCTGCTAAAATTTCGTCTAAGTTCATTTCTTCGTCCTCATCGATTTTACGCATTTTTTCAGTTTTGGTCTCAGCCTTGTTATCAGACTTACGATCATCACCTTCGCGCTTTTCCTTTTTGGTCATGTACTCTTTCTTTTCTGAAATATCAGCATCATCTTTTGCCTCATCAATCTCGTCGTATCCTTCATCCACATCTTCTTTTTCCATTTCTTCTAGCTTACTAGCGAACATGGCTTGAACTTGTGGGGAGAAAGCTTCTTCAAGAGCGACTTTAGCATTTGCTATAGCAGATTCTTTGACTGCTTTAGCATCAGCGATTGCTTCTTTTAAAAAGTTTCTGTTCATTTTTCCTAAATTTTTGTTGGGAAACTACGTTTATTCAAGAAACGTAATGGGGGGTTATAATTTGTTTGTGATGTCATATAAGAAATGACATATTATCAATTATACGTATATGTAAAGATATAAAAAGCGAAAAGGCGCTTCAAAAAAATGAAAACGCCTCTTCTCAGGAATCAGGGGTTAAGTGATTAAATTATATCATAGGACATGAACCGTGGGCACATAATATTTCTCCTAAAATACTATTTACTTTTTTATATTTATCTTGTGATTTATATTCTTTATTTTCTCTAACTAAATGCATGAATGAATCTGGATTTGAGGGTGTTGAGACAAAATCCCAACATAATAATTCGAAGTCATCTTGTACTTCCATTAATTCACCCTTTTGTTCTAATGAACCCATCCCTCTAGATGATACACCAACGGTAATACCACTTTCAACTAATGCTTTAAGTATATTTCCATTTGGGGTAGGCAATATTTCAATTTTACCCATTACATTATCTCCATCCCACCACATATCTGATATGTTATGTGATACATTTTGTAAGTTTATTACTGAGGATTCTGGGTGATCTAATTCTCCCATTGCTCTATGTTCGTTAACTAATACTCTATATTTGTCAATTTCTCTTTCCCATAAATCTTTGGAATAATATCTACCATTACCGTTTTTTACTTCAGCAGTAGCCAATATCCCTTCAACTAAAGGAAGACCTCTATTTGATTTTGATTCAGTTAATCTTAAACCCTTAGGTTTAAATACATGGGTTTCAATTAATAATTGACTCATATTGTTTTTTATTTGGTTCTAAATCTTTCTAGTCCTGAATATGATTCAGGGTTATCATTTGAGCTTTCGTTACTGTTATCATTACTGCCTAAATTACTATTATCATTACTACCTTCAGCAACTTCTGTATCTTCATCAACTACTCTTTTGTATGATTTACCACACATTTTTTCATACATTTTTTCCATGCCCGCTTTCTTCTTTTCTAAAAGCTTTACTTCACGTTGCATTTCTTTCATTTTCTTTTTATCAACTAACTCAGATAAACTATCATCTTCAGTTACCATAGAAATCCTACCATTTTTACCTTCAATTATTTCATCTAAAGCATTTATTTGTAATTCTAGAGTAGCAATTCTCCCATTTTTTTCAATTTCAGCTAATTTGCTATCTGTTGTTTCTTTTTTTACTTTTTTAGCTTTTTTCTGAGGTAATTCTTTTTCTCCTAAAGGACTGTTTTCGTATAAGTCTAATAATGATATCATATTTGTTGTGTTTTTGTTTTCTTTGATTTCTAAATAACCAGTGCCTACTTCACCTTCTGGGAAGTCTTTTTTAGTTTCGGTACCATAACCTCCACCTACACCAGGATCTTTAACCATTTTTCCTTTACCTAAAGCTGGTTGGTCTTCACTGTATCCTATTCCTTTAATTCCAAATTGAGCTTCCTCAACATAGTATAAAGGATTTTTATCAATATTTTTAATAACTAAATCTATTAATTCTTCTTTGGTTTTATCTTTATTAGATACGCAAGTAAGTTCTGTAAAATATCCTTGACGGAATTGCTCACCAGATACATTATTAAGCATTTTATCATCTTTATAATCATATCCTCTATCCGGGGCTTGTAAGTCAGTTACTTCTTTTGTTGTTTTTTTCTCAATAGCTTTAGCTTCTTCTTCAGATATTAAGTTCATGTTTTTATCAAACAATTTAAACCAGTCAGGTTTTTCAGTTGAGCCCGTTGCTACATGGAGATTTTCTGCTATAATATCTCTTTTAATTAAAGCAGAACTTGCTTCCTCGAATCCAGCAGCATTGCGTACTAGATTAGGGTATTTGGCTTTAACCTCTTTTAGGAAAATATGTTTACTACCTTTTCCATTTTTAATTTGGTTGTATTGTTCTTGTAATGTTTTCATTTATTCTCCTTTTAATAAGTCTTTAATATCTTTTATATAGTCTAAAACTAAATCTGTAGGTTTAATTACAGAGAATGAACCTGGATTTTCTGTATAGTAATCACTGGTTTCATTTTTAGCATTGCTTAACATCTTATAAATATCGTTAAGTTGTTGTTCAATTACATCAAACGCATCTATTCTTTCTTTTTGAAATGAACTAACATTCCCATCTTCAAATAATTGTTTAACTTCTAAACCTGATCCTTTTATTTTTTTAGGTACTAAACTATATTTAAATTGCTTTATATATGCGTTATCTTTTACCCCATCTTCACTAGCTTTAGGACCTGGTCCTAATGATGCTCCTGGGGCTTTATTTTCTTTTGTTATTTTATCTATCTGTTTAGCTTGATTCTTATGCATCTTAGAAGATGATTTTAATGCCTTTGATATTTTTTTTAATTTTTTATTTTCAGCATCAGTATGACCTTCAGGTAGTTTTTCTTTTTTAACTTTTTTAAAGGCATAAGGTGTTGCGTATTGCATTCCAGTACCACCAGTAAATGAAGCAGCTCCTGCTCCCCCACCAGTTGTAGACATTTCGTCTAATTCTTCTTCTGTAAGTTGTCCTTTTAATTGAGCATAAAATGCTGGGTATTCTTTTCTTAGATGAGTTCTAAATTTATTAAATACTTTTCTTTGCTCATCATATATTCCTCTTAATACTTCATCATCTCTAACAGATTCACCTTTTACTAAATTATTAGCTGCGTCTCTTGATAGTTTTAATTGTTTTATTAATTCTGAGAATGATGGTAATTTTATAATTTTATGCCCAATACCTCCACCTTCAGAAGTAGATTCATATTTAAAGTAAGTATCACCATCATCAGATATAAAATCTTTTGGATGCCACTTACCATATTTTTTTTCAATCC